GAGCTCCAGGTTGGAGCGACCGCTCTTCACGTCGCCCGTGGTGGCGTTATCGACGATGTCGAAGTTGCCAAACAGGTCAGCGACGGGGAAAGCAGCATCGGCTTGCACCTCAAACACCACGCTCGGATCGTCGATGACGAAAGCAATGATGTCGTCGGCAGCAACACCGCCAGGGTAGTAGTTCTTGAACACCTGCTCACCAGTGGTCGGATCCGTGTACTGGCAGCCGTTGAAAACGCCTACCACGGGAACCGTGCTGGATGCAGCAGCACGCTCAATGCCACCGCCGGTCACTTGCTTGACCAGGTCGCCCTGGAAGATAGCACCAGCGAGGCTGCTTGCGATGCGGTAACGGGATTGACCCCCAGAGTAAGGGGCACCACCCATCATCCGGCTGGGACGCAAACCAAAAGCAGCGTCTTTATTTGCCATTTGAATGGCCTCCTAAATGTCAGCGTCGTCCAAAGGTAACTTGGGTATCGCGCTGGGGATCATACTTCACATAACGGCTGTCTCCCCGGAGCTCGCTGAACATGTTGTTGTCCAACGCCTCCCGGGCTTGGCGCGTCTTGTCGCCATAGTAGGCTCGACGCTCCTGGACCGTTTCGATCGGTAACTTCGCCAGCAGCAGACCCTCCGTACTAACTACGCCCTCATGGCGGCCGCTGTCCATGGTGGGGAAGGAATCGCGCCACTCGGGCGGGAGGTCGGTGCCACGCACCAGTTCCCAGCCCTCGCGCACCCGACGGGACACATTGGCCCTGTCTTCCTGCCCCAGCATGCTCTCCCGAATCCAACGGTATTCGTACCCCGGAGGGGCGGGAGGAGTTTCCAGCTTACGCACTGGGCGCCAAGGTTGTCTGCGAGCTTGTTTAGCGTGAGTCTCGGATTCACGGCTTGCGCGGTTCGTGGTCGTGTTACTCATCTCAGCGTACCTCTCGTTGTGCGATCTTCTGCTTTTCCTTAGCCACTCGCTGGAGCCATTGCTCCTCGCTCATGTTGTGCGGCTTCAGACCGCGGAGACGTTCGATCTCAGACTTCGTAAACGTCACACCACGCTTGGTCTGTGATTTTTGCCGACCTCCTACTGAGGCGGAAGCGACTCTTTGCACAGAGGGCCGACTTTCCTGTTTCCCGGCAGCTTGGCCGCCGTCGCCGGCAGCCTTGAGCGAAGGATACGCCCGATAAACACGATTGTTCAACTCCGCATAATAATCCTCGGAGTCGGCCTCGTAGCCTTCGTTCAGAAGGTTGAAGTGGGTGAAGTACGCAAGCTGCGTAGCCGCCGAATGCTCGGGGTCCTCTTGGTTCCCGTACCAGGGGTTCTGCTGGTGCCAGGACAGGGCCTGGTCGGTCGGCTTGACCTCCTGCTGGGCCTGCCGCTGCGGCTCAGGCTGGCGGTACTGCTGGTATTGCTCCTGAGGAACCTGCTGAGCCTGCGCCTGCTGAGCACCGGCATAGCGGGCCTTGGCCGCGTTCAGCTTCTCCTTCTGGATCGCGAGCTCGGTCTTCAGCGTGTCCGCCTTGGACATGAGCTCGGCATCGCCACTGGAGACCGCCTTGCGGTAGATCTCATCGACCTGGTCCGACTTGGCCTTCAGCGACTCCTCTTCCTTCTGGAGCATGCTCTGCTGGTAGTGGACCGTCTGCTGGCGGTACTGCTGGAGCTCCTGCTCCTTCTGCATCGCCAGACGCTCCAGGTTGGCAGCGCGCTCCTCGGCTTCACGCTGTTTTGCGTTCAGCTTGTTGATCCGGCGAGAGACCTGCTTCGTGTAGCGCTCAAGCTCGTCCTCGTTGGACGCTTGGGCTTGCGGCTGGGCCTCACCCTCGGGCAGGTCTTCGGTGATCTCGATGTCGACCCGATCTTCTTCGGCTTGTTTCGCTGCGTTCTCAATCATCGGAAGCTCACTATGTCGTCTGGGTTGAGGATCGTGCCAATGACCTCGTCGTCATTGATGATGCGGACCTCGGCGCCGTCTTCAAGCTTGAAGCGGGCCCCCGAGTAACGGCCGATCAGAACCCAGTCGCGCTCCTTGCACCACGGCTTGTGGCCGAACTTGGAGGTCTCCGCATAGCAGAGCGGCCCCATCTTCACCACATACGCCACCACGGTAGCGAGCCCTTCCCGGTCGAGAGTCTCCTGGGTCAGGTGGATCCCACCCTTGGTTGTGCCCTTCCCCGCATAAGGAAGAACCAGCATGCGCCACCCGGACGGGCTGGGCATGCGTTCAAGCGCGCTCTTCTCCAACAGGGTTGGATCGAGCACGCGCTCCTCGGTGCTTACATAAGCACCCTCTACACTTGGTTTACTCACCGCGCCTCCTTCTTGAGGTAGTCCCGAATGGTCTCCTCAATGAAGTCTAACGCACGCAGCTCGCCCTGCAAATATTTGTACTGTTCCATATCTTTTAGCAAACCGTTCATGAGCGTCTCCTGGATCAGCGCCCGACGCTCACGAATGGTTCGATCGATCCGAGATTGAAGGTCGAGGTCGTCCATCAATCCCGTTCGTAGAAATAAAGACCCTTCGTGGCGGCGCCGGTGCCACGGGTCTTCATTCTTTTCGGTTTGACCTTAGCGGCGCCCATCACAGCGCCACCGGCCTTCATTTCCTTGGCCTTGTCCATCGCGATGGCCACGGCTTGCTTTTGCGGACGACCCTCTTTACGAAGCATCCGGATGTTCTCCGAGATCGTCTCCTGGCTGCGTCCCTTCTTCATCGGCATTTTCAGCCTCCTTCTTGGGTGCCGCCTTCCGACGGCGCTTGGGTTTCGGCTTGGCCTCTTCGACCAGGGCCTCTTGTTCTGGCTCAGAAAGCACCACCGCGGGAGGCGCAGGTTCCTCCCCGGTGGCTCGGCCAAGCTTGGCCGCAATCCTGGCCTCATTCGCGGCGTCGCGATCGGCCTTGCGTTTCTCTTCGGCGGCGAACTCCAGGGCCTCCAGCTCGCGCATGACCTTCTTGCGCTTGCGGAGCTCTGCGATCGCCTCTAGGCGGTAGCTGGTGGTCATTGCTGTCTCCCGAACCTCTGGGCCAATTCCATCAGCTTCAGCTCGGTGTTCTGCTGGAGCCGGTCCTCGGCCATGCGAATCTTATCGTCGGCCATCTGCTTCTGGAGATCCATGCGCTGGCGCTGGATCTCGGCCTCCAGGAGCTTCTCCTGGACCCGGCGCTGCTCCTCGGCCTGGAACTCGCTTTGATCCTGCTGGAGCTCTGCCGCGCGCAGCGCGAGCTCCTGCTGGCGGATCTGCACCAGGGGATCATCGGCGCTGCCCTGGCCAATCGATTCCATGAGCTCCGCCGTCAGCTGGGCCAGGATCGGCGAAGCCAGCTGGTCGATCAGCATCTGCACCTGCTGCTGGAACATCTGAACCTGCTCCGGCGGCAGCTGCTGCGCGAGCATGGGCTGCTGCTGGATCTGCTGCATCACCTCAGGCGGAAGCTGCTGCTGGGCCATCTGGGCCGCCTGGAACTGCAGGTGCTGGAGCATGTGGCTGATGATCATCGCCTGCAGCTGCGGGTTTTCCTTGACAACCTGGGTCAGGAACAGCTGCCGGTGGGCGTCGACGTGGGCAAGGTGGTTCTGGGGCTCAAAGGCCTGCGCAGGCTGACCGAGGAGCAGCCCGGAGTTCTCCAGGCCCGCATCCACCGGCATGGGCGGCTGAGGCTCCTGAGGCGGCTGCAGGAGGGTGTCGATGTCATCGACCCCCAGGGCCGCGTACATGCGCCGGTAGGCCTCATAGATCCCGCGAGGGCCATGGATCTCAGGATTAGACTGGACCAGGGTCATGAGCTCCTGGGCCATGGTGATGCGCTGGCTCTGGGAGAAGATGTTCGGGTCCGAGACGGGGATCACATCGACCCGGCCATCGAAGTCCTGGTTCAAGATCACCTGCTGGCCGGAGCCCGTTTGGTACGGGTACTCCGGCGGCAGGTATTCGTTGAACACCCTGGCCATCAGCTGGAACTCGATCTTCTGGCTGTAGTGCAGGCGCTTGTGGATCGCGCTCATGACCTTCGTGCCGCGCTCCAGGAGCGCCACGGTCGTGCCCACGGGCATCTGCTGGTTCATGTCCCCGACGTTCATGTCGGCGATCGAGGCAAAACGCTTGCCGCTCTCCACGAGCAGCCCGAGCAGCTGCATGAGGACGTTCGACGGCTCCTTGATCGGGAGCGGGATCAGGTTCTCCCGGAGGCTGCCGCCGGTGGTGTCGATGTCCCGGAACTCACCAGGCTGAAGCGGGTTGTCCTCGTCCCGGATCCGCATCCCACGAGCCTTGAAGCCGGCGGGCAGGTTGGCCAGGGTGCCGGCGTCGATCAGCTGGCGCAGGATCGAGGTCGCGGCCTTCGACAGGCCCCCGATCATGTGGCTCAGGCCCAGGCCGTAGAAGCCCAGGCCGGGGAGGAACTTGAACTGCACGAAGTAATTGATCTTGCGCTTCGCCGGGTCCTGCTCGCGCCAGTTGCGGCGGATGGCAAGGACCTGCTGCGAGTCCTCGTCGATGGTGACGATATAGGGCAGCTTCAGCCCCGTAGGCTCGCCATCCTCGCCGACGTCTTCAAAGCCAGGCAGGTCTAGGATCGTGTGGACCTCGTAGACCGTGCGGTCGCGCATCTCCTGGTAGGACGGGGACTGGCCCTCGATCTCGTCGATCTGCTCCTCGATCTCGTCCCGGGAGTAGTGGCCGCTGCCGCCCTTGAGCTCGATGTCGGCATAGAACCCGTTCAGCTGCAGCTTCCGAATCTCGTTCTTGCTCATGCTGAGGACGTGGGTCACGCGCTCGGCCGAGAACATGTCCGGGGCCTCGTAGGGCACGATCAGGTCCTCGGGGGCGATGAACTTGCTCACCGCGCGATTGAGCACCGTGTCGTAATACACCTTCTTGAAGGCGGACCCGGCCAGAGGCAGGTAGAACAAGAGCATGTCGAGCTCGGGGTCGAACTCCTCCATCACATTCATGATGTAGAAGTTCATGAAGTTGCCGACGCGCTCGGCCTGCTGCTCGACCTCAACCGTGCGCATGCCGACGATCTCGGTCTTCACCGGCCCCTTGGCCGGCAGGAGCTCCTTGTAGGCCTGGGCCTGGAACTGGGTCACGGCCTCGGCCAGGATCGGGTGGATCACCCCAGAGGCGCCCTCAAAGGGCTGGGAGCGGGTGTCGTCGAAGCGCATGCCCAGGTACTTCAGGCCGTCGACGTAGGTCTTCTCCCAGTCCGAGCGGGAGTCCTTGTCGGCCTTGATCGAGGACAGGACGTCCCCGGCCAGGGTCGAGAGATCCCCTGCATCAATGTAGTCGACCAGGTTCTCGTCGTGGCCGGCCTGGGGCATCTCCGGCATCGCATCGATCTCGTCGTCGATGAGGATCCCTTCCTCCGCCACCAGGACCATGGCCGCGTCGCGCACCTGGTCCTCCCGGGACGGCTCAGGGAAGACCTCCACCTGATTGCCCGTGACCATGATGTCCGGATCGTCCTGGGTGCCGAGCTCGCGCTTTTCGATAGCCATCAGTAATAAACCACCCTGTCTCGCCGTAGCGGCCGCATCTCTTCTTGATAGTCTTCGTCAAGGGTAACAAATCCGCCCTGGCGAAACCTCATCAAGGCCATGGTCGCCGAGTCGCAGAAGTCATCGTGGTCCCCGTAGGGGAACGAGGCCATCTCCTCGATGACCTCCTCGGCGAAGGTCTGCTCCGGTGCCCACACCATACCCGACTCAAAGATCGGGGCAACGCTGTTCATCCTGGCGATCTTATCCTGCCCCCGGCTCGGCGTATACGCGGTCACCGGGATACCCATGCGCCGGAGCTCGTGGGTCAGGGGCGTGCCCGAGGCCTTGGCCTCGATGAGCACGCAGTCCGGCTCCCAGTATCGGTACTCCTCCATGGCCGCACGCTTGAGCTCCGGAAAGTCTACCCGCAGGCGCTTGGCGTCGAGGAGGATGATCTGCTCGGGCCCGTCATTTTCGGGCTGGAAGATCGCCCAGGTGGTGATCGCCGAGTAGTCGGCGGTCTCCTTCTTGCTGTAGGCCGTATCGTAGGATTGAATGACGTAGCTGTAGGCCGGGACGTGGTCCGGCTCCCAGCGCCGCCACCACTCGCGCTTGACGATCGAGCCCTCCTCGGCGGTCGGGTTCTGCATCCACTGCGCGTTCCACTTCGCGATGGGCAGCGAGGCCTTGACCGAGAGAAGTTCTTCCTTCTTCCAGTATTCAGGCCAGAGCGGCTCCTCGCTCTCGGGCATAATGGCCGGGAACTCGACCACCTCCCACTGGTCCGCGTAGTCGTCGCCCTGCTTTTTCAGCACGCGCCCCACGAGATCCTTGGTCGACCACCGGGTCATGACGATCACGATGATCCCGCCGGGCTGGAGACGCTGCCGGGGGCCGGAGGTGTACCACTCGTAGATGCTGTCCAGGGCCGTCGCCGAGAGCGCGTCCTGCTCCGATACGGGGTCGTCAATCACCAGCAGGTCAGCACCGCGGCCGGTGATCGCACCGCCCACGCCCGAGTAGAAGGCCTCGCCACCGCCGTTGGTGGTCCAGCGGCCGGCGCTCTTGTTGTCGCCCTCAAGCTGCAGGCTCGGGAAGACCTCCTGGAACTCATCGCTGTCGATGATGTTCCGCACCCGGCGGCCGAACCGCACCGCGAGCTCTGCGGTGTGCGTCGCCTGGATGATCTTCAGGTTCGGGCGGCGCCCCATCATCCACGCCGGGAAGAAGGTCGAGGCAAATTCGGACTTGCTGTTCATAGTGCAGACCAGACCCTTGCCGGCGAGGAATAGATCATCCTCGCGCTCAACCTGTACGCATTGCACGTTGCCGCGGCGTTCTAGCTTTTCGATGCGGATAAACCGCCCATAAACAGTCGCCTTAGCGCGCTCGCGCTTGCGGGGTAACAGGCAAAGATCCGGAGCGTAGAAAGACACCTTGTAGGTCGGCCCATAGGATCGATCGCCAATCTTGGCCTCAGAAATTTGCACCGTATTTCTGACGCCCAGGGACCAGAGGAGCTCCCTGAACTGGTCGATCAGCGCCCGGTCCTTCTGGGCAAAGAAGCACTGCCCGGCCTTCGACACATTCCCGTCAGAGTCCATCAGGCCGCGCACAAGATCCTTTCGCTGCTCAATGCTGGCGACCATGTAATCTGCCGGGACGTGCTTGTTCCCAAGCACGCCAATATCCCGCAGCTTCACTTTCAAGTTCAGGATGCCAAAAGAGAAGCGCGTAGACTGGTCGGTGGTCTCGTAGCCGCGGCGAGCAAACTCTGCTCGATAGAAGCCTGCGTCGTCATCATGCGCGGTGATAATGGCTTGATGCTTTGAACCGTCGCCCAGCCAAAGCCCGAGCACATAAGGATCCACCAGGAGATCACGCTCAGGGAGCTCCACGGCCTCTGTGTCGGGAATCATGGCGGCCCTAGGGTTCGCCACTGCTCCAGGGCGGATCTCCAGCGTGCCGCTGCTGTGGCGGCGCAAGAAGGACCCCTGATCGCGCTGCCAGAGCTCTTCTGTCGTGTACTCCTTGAACTTCTTGTGCTTGCGGTCCAGGCGCACCCACCAGCGATGCTTTGCGTCAGTGATGACCGAGGCGCCGTCGTTGGTCGTCACGCGGTAGAGCTCAACGTCTTCGTAGACCGGAGATTTGCCCGTGACGCGAGTGGGCTGGCCGTCTGGTCCAAAGACATAGTCCCCGGTTTCGACCTCGGCCATGGTCTTCCAGCCATCGGTGGTCAGCACCGGGGTATCAGTCTCAAGGCAATGCCTCGGTGGCAAACAGACAATCAGGCGCTTCAGCTTGCCGGCGGCGATGCGGTCGAACTTCTCGGCGATGATCCGGTGGTGGCGGCCCTCGATGAAGTCAGGCCACTGGGTCTTCACGAAGGACAGGAAATTCTTCTGCGCGCTCTCCTGCTTCTCAAGCGCGTCGTAGCGCTTGAGCAGGGCCATGGCCTCCGCCTTTTCACTGTCGGAGAGTAGGTCGAAATCCTTGATCGCTAGGCTAGACATTTCCGCCAGTCCTCTCCCAGGAACAGCAAAGCCTCAGCTTCGCGCCTGCGGACAAGACCGGGGAGCTCCTTGCCGCCGGCCTTGGTCCACCGGAGGATCTGGGCCGGCACGTCATCGAAGTCGCCCTCGTTCAGGCGCTTCAGGAGCGTGCTTTCCTTGAGGTTCCCCGGCCCCAGGTTGAAGGTCCACGCCACGATGGCGTCGAACTGGTGCTGCGTGAGCTCAGGCTCGACAAACTGGAGCACATAGTGCTCAAACTCCTCCAGGTCCGCCTCCAGGAGCCGGTCGGCGTCCTCCTGCTCAATCTCATCGCCCTCGTCGACGTCGGCGGTGTGGCCGTAGCCGATGGTCAGGACGCCAGCCGGGCACCAGTAGGCCTTGAGCTCGCAGCCCTCAAAGTGCTTGATGAGCTCCAGGCCATCGGGCCCGGTCTTCATCGGGCGATCCCCTTGGTCTTCTCCCAGGTCCTGAGCCCGCCCAGGCCCAGCATCCCCAGCAGAACCGTCATCAGGTTGTCCATATCGAAGGCCGGCAGCTTCGGCAGCTCGACCCCGGCCCAACCAGCCGCGAAGAGTACGAAGGGCGCGAGTACAAAATGCCATGCCAGGGCCACCCCGCAGGTCCATCCGATAAAGGGCCTCCAGCCCGCCACAAAAACATTCCGGCTCGCGGCCTCGGCCTTGTTGACCTCGATCTGCGCTAGCGCACTTTCCTGCGCATGTTTTTCCGCCATCGTCGCAATTTCATGCGCCAACCGGGCCTTCTGGTCTTTGTCTTCGACGAACTTGTCGAGCAGCCCGGTGACCGGGCCGATCAGGGCCTCGATCACCAGGTGATCCCCATGCTGCGGAGAATAATCATCGCCGCGATCGCAAAAGCTGCGGAGATTCCGCGGTCGACCCAGATGCTGGTCGTGCTGTGCTTGACGTTAGCCTTCTCGATCGCGCTGACGCGCTGCTCAATCTTGTCGATGGTCTTGAATGCTCGTTCCAATGCCGATGCCGTCTGTGATTGACGCTCCTCAACGAGGGCCAGCTTAGTTATAGCCTCCGATAGCTGAGCCAGGGCTGACTTGACCTCGGAAAGATCCCCGTGGAGAGCGTTCAATCGCTCGTTCAGCACGTCATTGGTAGCCATGTCGATCACGTCCTTATGCGGCCTCTTCGTCATCATCCTCCGAGGCCGTCACGGCCGAGATGAGCGATTGCTCACGCCAGCCCAGGGCGACCTGGAGGTTCAGGCCAGCTTGCTGCAGCTGCCCGATTTGGTTGCTGATCTGACCCAGCTGCTCGCGGATGGCCGCCACCTGTTCAAAGTGGATCTTGGCCTCGCCTTCAAAGGTCTCGGGGTCGTACTCTTTACCGTCGATCGTGATCATTGTTTTATCGCTCCCAGCGCCAAATAAAGTAAGCCACCGAAACCGGCGACCAGTGCAAGGATAACCACAAACGTGACCGTGTTCCAGAAGAGCTCCTTGCGCTTCCTGGCCTGGGCGTAGACCGCCTTCTCGCGGTCGGCGCGGATCTGCTTCCGCATGGCCATCATCTCGCTATAGCCCTCTTTCCCATAGCTGTAGAGCAGCATCTCGCGCAGGTCGCGCTCCTGGGCCTGGATCTTCTTCTTGTGGGCGAAAAGCTCCATCGCCTCCTGCTCAACGCTCTTGGAGGCGATCAGTTTCCGGAACAGGGGAGGGTTCTTGGCCTGGCGCTCTGCTTCGTTTAAATCAGAAACCGCGCCGTACCACTGGGCCAGCTGGCCCATGGTGTCTTCAATATCGCGGCCAGCCGCGACTAACTTTTGGACCGTCTTGTACGCCGTGGTGGCGGCGGTGATGGCCGTGATCGGGTCGATCATTGCTGCGCTCCATCACCCCGCCCCCTGGCTATTCTACATCATCGGCGTTCTTATTCTTGCCCACATTCCCGGCAATCGTATTTAACACGCGCAGGGCGATGCTGACGTACTTGTCGTCGGTCTTGCTCGGAGTGAGAGCGGTGATAGCCGTAGCTGCCGTGACCAATGCCGTGATGGCGTTGATCCAAGCAGGGAGAGCGTCGAACAGTGCGAAGAAAGTATCCATTACCACGGCACTCCATCAGCGGTCGTGGGGTTCTTCTGCGCGTCGATATTGGCTTGTAGCGCCGCCTCGGTTGCGTCCTTGTCCACGCCGTCAGCCCACAGCCAGCCCAGCACGGTCGCTTCCGTAAGGCTGTCATAGGCCACGAAGTCAGGCGCAGAGGCATCAGGGGTAAAGCCACAGGTGCCGTAGCTGGAAGCGGAGAAGGTATCTTCGCCAACGGTCTCAGAGGCGGAAATTCTCCAGTGCGCCACGATAACTCCCCCGTCTGCGAGTTCACGCTCTAACGTGCTGATCTGCCAGTTCATAGTTGCTGCCATGGTTATGCTCCTTGTTTTCGCTCAATGTACTGTTCCGGCAGGAACGTGTACTCAAAAAGTGACTGTTCGTCTTGCAGTCTCCGAACCTCGTCCATGTCGTCGGTGACTATAACCTCAATCTCCTCCAGACCCCTTAGCACCGCGTACTGCAACCGACACCCGCCAAACTGAAGCTCGTTCTTGCTGTTGACCACGATGGGGTTCTTCATCCCGTGCTGGTCAAGGTGTTCGTGTATCAGCTCCTGCCTGCGAAATACCGCCCACTGGGCGGGGTCGGTAGCCGTCTTTACCTCACTTACCTTCAAGCGCATGGACACGGGCGCGTAGGGATTGGATTTCTTTAACGAGCATGGGCACTAGCTTGCTGTAGTCCACGCCCATCATGTCGTCAGACTCGGGGTCGCCGCTTACGGCTTCAGGCGCAACGGTCATCAGCTCTTGGGCGATCATGCCGTAGTCTTGATGCGAGCCGTCAGCTTTCCAGTCGAACTGGCGAACCTGAATAGCGTCTACCTTGGCCCCGGCGTCCTCTGCGTCCGCGATGTTTTCCTTTAGGCGAGCGTCGGAGGAGGTGTTGTAAAGAACGGCAGTGGTGCCATTTTGGCTGATTGAACCGATAACGCCGTTGTTATAGAGAAATGACGAAAATGCCGTACCGCTAACGGTTCCGTTTGCGTGTCCGATTGCTTGCTGCCCAGAGGGGTAGAGGACCACTCCGGGGTTTGCAACCGTGCTACTCGTCGTCCCCACCAGCAGGTTACCGCTGGAGTCGAGCGTCATCGCCTGCGTCCACGACAAGGCGGCATCAGCGGTGCCAGATGCAGCCGTAAACCAACGATGACCGCCGTTGTACTGGGAGTAATGTGTAGCAGGCCGTGTTGTAGCGTATTTCCAACCTGAGTTGTAGTAAGCGTTTTGAACAACAATTACTTCGTCGGCAGCGTTACCCCAAAGAGCATTGCCTTCAAACCCAAGTTCAAGCGCCTTGCCTACGCTCCAAGTATTTGGCACTAACCCCAAGCCGACGTTCCCGCTGGAGTCGATGCGCATGCGTTCTGTGACTGCGCCGCTATTGGGGTTAGTCAAGAACGTAATGTTTGACCCCGTTCCAAAAAAGTTGTGCATCCGCAGCGTTGCGCCGGAATCCACATAATCAAATTTGCCTTCTGAAGTACCAGCAGCATTATTCATTAGTACAGGGGTGTCAGCCAAGATATGCAGCTTAGCCGTAGGCAAACTCGTCCCAATCCCGAGATTCCCACTCGCATCCAGCGTCATCGCCTGCGTGAACGAAATCGCGTTGCCTGCGGTGCCGGAGGGGGCGTTGAACCATTGGTGTTGCCCATCGAAAGCAGCGTATCGGGTTGCCCCTTGAGACGAGTTCAAATATTTCCAAGCGCCCGTGCCGCTGTCATAGGCGTTCCCGTAAAGGTCAAGCGCGGTAGTGCTAAAGCCAGCAATAGCACCAGAAGCAAACTGCAATGCTTTGTAGCTTGCGCCCCAAGCACTCGGCACCACGCCCAAGCCGAGGTTGCCGCTGGAGTCGATGCGCATGGCTTCCGAATAGGTTGCAGCGCCTGTGCGTTGCTGAAAAACCAGATCAGTATCGTAATTACTGGCTGTGGATATAGCACCTACGTTCCACCAAGACGCAACGCCACTTGCGTTTTCTGTTAAGAAACGCATACCGCTAAATTGACCATTAGCCTCTGTTCTGTTGGCTATCTCAAAATAAACATCGTTGTTAGAGGTGGCCCCATAAGAAACTGACTGGGATGCATCAATATCTAAGAAAGTTGATGGCGAACTCGTCCCAATCCCCAACGACTCCGCACTCGCATCCCAGAAGAACTTAGGCGTGGTGCCGGTGTCCTCGTAGAAGGAGATGTCGCCGCCTGAGAAAATACCTATGCGCTGAACTGTGTCAGATGTTCTAAGAAATATAGAATCGTCAGCACTAATGTTTAAGTTTTGACTATTTGCACCTGCCGTAGCGATTGTGTGCGTGTCTCCAGTTCCACGAGTACCAGAAAGCGTAATAGTTGCGTCAGTGTTTTCAACCGTCAGCCCACTAAACGTACCCGCCCCAGCACTCGACCCGCCAATGGTCACGCCGTCGATGGTGCCGCCGTTGATGTCCGCAGTGGTGGCGGTGAGGTCGGCGACGGTGATGGTGCCCAGCTCAAGATCCGCCAGGGCATCAACCACAGCCGCGCCAGAACCCGCCCCGTCGAGGTAGACCATCTTAGTCTGGCCGCTGGCGATGGTGACGTTGCCGCCGCTGCCCTGGGAGATGGCGATGGACTGGGAGCCGGTGGTGGCGTTCTCGATGAGCATCACCCGGCTGACCGTGTTCGGGGCAATGGTCAGGGTGCGGGTCGCGGTCAGGGTGGCCGAGGAGGTCACCTTGAAGTACATGGCGCGAGCCGGATCCGAGGCGCCGTCAGCGACCGTGGTAGTGGC